TCACCCATAAAGGCTGCGTTAGGAGGAGGAGTGGTTGTAGTGGTTGTAGTAGTCTGTGGTGTACTAGTAGGAGTATCTTCAGTAGGAGAAGTAGCATCAACGATTGGTATGTTAGTAGGAATACTTACTGGATTAATAGAAGTTTCTCTTATCTTTCCACCGCCAACTGTTGCAACAATGTTTGTTGGGTTGGTTACATCTGTAACTGGAGCAGGTGGTGGAGTTGTACCTACCATTCTACTTGCAGGATTTGCATCAACAACAGAGTATCCTTTAGGTATCCTTCCAGAAGGCTTACCATTGAAATAGGTCATGTACAAAGAATCACCAGCAGCATTCTTCAAAAGTCTTACATCATTTGCTGGATTTGTAATGGCTGTTCTTTGAATGTTGTATTTAGCTAAGATGTCTTTACTAGCTTCTGGAACTTTAACAACACCACCAGCAGCAAACTTCTGTTCGCCCATTTGCTCACCATCAACCTCAGACATGATGTCATCAATCTCTGATTCAAATTCTTTATCGCCTTCGTGCAAAGCTTCTGGGTTTTCAACTTGATCAGCATTACCCATCTGACCAATCTCTGCCATTCGATTGAGTCCCTGCTTAGCTTCATCACGAAGCTTCATCAATCTTTCAAGACCAATATATCTAACAACATCAGCAGGAATAACAAACTCACCTTCGCTGAGCCTTGCAGGAATATCATCTCTCACTTCATTCTGCAAAGAACCCGGAGGTACATCATTGCCGGACACAGGATCTACTGTGCCGCCTTCATCATTCATGCCGCCTTCAGCAAAGAGTTGCTCTGTATCATTGTTGTACATTCACTTCATCCTTTAGATGTTTTAATCTGCGTAAAGCAGCAATGGCTCCTTGAGCCTTTCCAATCTCACGCACATCAACAGCTTGTTCTAAGTTTTTATGCTGCTGAGCAATATCAGCATCCAACATATCTAAGAACGCTTCCCATGTAGCGTTAGTGTTTACGAAGCCTTTAAGCTTGGGGAGGTACGGCTTGTACATTACCAGCAAATCCTTGTTCACCCGGCACTGGTGCAGCACCAACGCCAATATTTCCACCACCACCACCAGTCATGTCAGACACTGGGGGAGGACCACCAACAGGAGGAGCACCCTCTGCAGGAGCAGGGGCTGTAGCTTGTTGCATTAGCAAAGCTTGACGCATAGCTTCATCCATGTTGTTAGTAACCTTGTCTGGATCTAAGTCCATACTCTTAGCAATTTCACGAATGATGTAAGGGAACTTAGCAAATGGCATCAATGCAGGAGAGCTAGCAATTTGCAAGAACTGCATCAATCGCTGGCTTCTCACCTCATTAGCCATCAAGCTCTCTGTACCTCTAGCCGTAACTTCCAAGTCTCCTTTGATTGATTTATCAAAGTCAAACTGCATGTTGAAGCTAAAGAAAGCCTTACCTAATGGAGCTAACAAATAATCATCCACATTCTTGATGATGGTTTTAACACTTCCAGATGCAGCATTCATCAACATAGAAATACCAGAGGCTGTTCTACCTACACCACTCACACCAGTTTGTCCGTGTGCAAATGATGGCATACCTGTAGATTCATCAGCAAGCTGTCGTGCCTTGTCAAACAGTTGTAAGTTCTCAGCAGCTACGTTAGGAAACTTAGTTCCAAACAAGCTTTGACCGGGAGCACCACCCTGTCGCCTAAACACTTTACCGGGATAGACAGACATGTCCTGTCCGGGAACGAGGTTGGTTTCATCAACCTCAAACACAAGGTTGCCCGACAACACCGCATTGTCCACTGCCATACGCATAAAACCATTCATGAGGGTCTGGGTGTCGTCCATGTTTTCAGCGACACCAATGCCAAATAGAGAGTAGGGGTTTAATTCGCAAGGAGCAGCATAGTACGGAATGTTGGCGGGCTTAAACGGATTTAACACTAAGCGCATAATCTTGCCATTGCAAAACCATACGTTAGCTTGTAGTTCTTTGTAGTTTTCAAGTTCTTCTGGAATAGTGATGTCGTTTTCCTTGAGCAAGTCAATGTCAACATTGCCCCAATATTCCAACACTTCAAATCTATCTATGCCAAAGTTGGGAGCATAGTCTTTTAAATCATCTTCCCAATATTTTTTAACATAAGAAGAACCTGCTTCAATCACTTCTTCAATAACATTAGCTCTAAACAATGGACGATTCTTCAAAGCTCTAAGCTGTGTAGAGCTAAGCTTGTGACGCTCAATAATGTATTGAGCTTCTTCCATGTTGGTAGCATCAGGATCAGGATAGAAGTTCCAGATAGAAACATGTGATGTCTCTGGTACTGTCTTCATCTCTGGTGTATATGTACCTTCTTCATCCCAGTTTGGATATTCCTTGGTCTTAGCAAATGGACCTTTCATGATGCCTGTGCCAAACAGAGCCATCTCAAAAGCTGTAGAGCGAAGATGTTTATTAGCACCACTCTCATCCAACTGGTCATGTATCTTCTTCTCCATCTTCTTAGCTGCAACCATTGCAGGATGGAAGGTGATAGATGAAGGAGTTACACCCGGACCTTCTTTAAGACCTTTGGTATCTTTAAGTTGGTCTGTCAATGGACCAAGACGATCCATTAAAGTCTTTAATGTAGCACCGGGTGGTAGATCTTTACCATCACCTTTATAACCAAACGGAGAAGCCACTTCAACTTCTGCACCCTCTGGTGCTTTAGGATCAATATGTACTGTATCAACTACACCTTCTGGCAATACAGTGGGATCAACACTAAGAGGAAACTTATTGTTAGCAAATAACACATCAGTGATTTGACCATATGCTGCTAGCACCTTGGTCTTTGTCACTTTAATAAATACACGGCTCTTCTCTGTCTCAGTGAATTTAACATCTGGTCCATAAATACCACGATAGTTTCTATAAGCTCTCAACCAACGCTGTTCGTCTTGTCTACGGCTTTCTTCACTCTTGGTATATCTTTCCCTTAGAAAATTTAAGAGAAGATCTCCCGTGAAAGGAGCAGCTTCGCCCTCTTTCTTATCTCCTAAGCTAATAGACTGATCGTCCATAAAATTATTTTGCGCCATAAATACCCTTTAATACCCAAATGTGGGATCTGCCATCTTCATTCCAGAGCCAGCAGAATTTAATGGATTGTAATCGAACAAACTACTTCTAGGTCTGCTCATCACTCCATAACGAATAGCATCATATAAGTGATCTTCAGCTTTAGTATCAATATCCTCTGGGTTCTTCTTATCCAAAGGGATGATGGGTAGCTGAGCAATCGTATTTACACAGTTGCTTGTTATAACTAGTCTTGGTTGATCTGTAAAGGGGTCAAGTTGTAGCCTTCTATGCAGCTCATTCTTACCAGACACCCTACTTCCAGCACTTCTATCCGCTGGCCTCCACCTACAACCCTCTGCAATCATCTGTTCTGCCAGTGATGGACCTGTATCACCACGCTTATGCCAGCAACTACTGTCCAATACACCATATCTTATAGTGCCATCGTTCTCTTCAGCCCTCATTACCAAGTGAGCGAGGTCTTTGGCAAGCACTTTGCTAACATATAGCTCACGATAGATGACCAATTGTTCATTTGGAGACACAGCAAACCACACCACAGCACTATAACTTCCGTATCCATAGTCACAAGCCCTAAATTTAGTCCAATTACTTGGGATGTGGAACGGTTCCACTACATGAATCTGTCTATTAAACTCAGGAAACGCTGCACCTTCAGCAATATCCCAATTTCCTTCTAGTAGTTGCTTCCTCTGATGCTCAGGAAGTGACAACAACATGGTTTCATAGTCACCTGTCTGCATCAAATAGGGATTATCCGTCAACATAGCAGGGATAAACCTACGCTTAAACAGTGGTTGTCCCTCTTTGCTGTGTCCTTTGGGATACACTAGGGTTTTAGCAGTCTCAATATCTGTTGCATCGAACGCTTTTCCTGCTGGAGAAGGATCAATAAACATCTTTTTCACCCAAGCATGACCCGGACCACCCGGATTTGTAGTAGCTCTCATGAAGATTGGTAGGTCTGATGCTGCTGTACGCAGACGAGAACGCATGTAGTTCCACGGAAATGGCGTATGCCACTGCGTCAACTCATCAAAACCAATCCAGCTAAACGCCAAACCCTGATATCTCAATACGTCTTCATCTCTATCAAGGTAGGACATCCATAGCCTAGCCCCTGATGGTGCTTCCCACTGCATCTTTCTCTCACTCCACTTGATGCCGGGATAAATCTTTGGATAAAGCTCTTGGCTTTTCCAGATGAGTTCTCGAAGTTCTTCTGTTGTGTGACGCAGAAGCAACCCAGAAAATTGCGGATGCACCATATACCTAAGCGGATCTGCAAGCATGGCATAAGATTTACCACCACCAGCAGCTCCACCATATAACACTTCCCTCTCTGAAGACGCTAAGAAGAATGTTTGAGGCCCGGGGTTGGGCTTAAACAACACTTCTCTCTCATCAGCTATTGGGAGCTGTGTCTCCTCCGAGCTTGCTATCGATATATTGGGTGAGCTTGCTGTAGCTTTCTGACTCGAAGTAGCCTGACTGGTCTTCTTTACCGAGCCTCTTTTCGTACCTTTGCGCTTGCTCAAGGGCTTTTTGGAGCCTTCGGGCAAGGTTGCGGTAAGTAGTGGATTTGTATCCGTGTTTTCGCTCACTCTTTATTCTCTTTAAAAGTCCAACATGACTAATCTCTCTGCCACTCACCTTAGTCAACCAAGCAGCTACCTGCCTAGAAGGATATTGTTTTAAATGCTTCTTAGCTTTTTCTAGCGCTTCAAGCTCTGCAGGTATTGGCTGCAAGAGGTCAGGATCTGTTTCATCTTGTCGGTAGCCAAAAGGTATAGTTCTACCAATCTTTGGTATGGGTACATATGTTTCCTTATCTTTAGGCTGTGGAAGTATCCAAGCCCCTAAGTCTCTCTCACTCACTCTTATCTTTGGCAGGTAAAATCATAATGCCAGATGGTGCTTCAATCTGAACCTTATCTGTTTTTACCAAGCCAGCCCTGTCTAACAAATCCTTAGCAGCATTGAGCTTCTCTTTCAAGCCAAGCTCCGTAGGATCGGCAATGCCACTAACAACAGCCATAGCTGCTCTAGGGGCGTTCATGGCGATGTAAAGCTGTGTAGCCTCAATCACTTCTTCCTTCAAGACATCCATGATTGCTTTAGTGTTGTAGCCTTCGCTATAGCCAGCAAGCTTCCTTGCTGTTACAGGATTGCCTCCAGCTTCAGCAAATAACACCTCAATGAATTTCTTCTGTTGTTCTGTAAGTTCTCTTTTAGCCATATGTTTCCTTATACTCTAGTTGCTGGATCAAAATATTCTTCAACAGACACTGTTGCATCCATTGTGCTGCCAGCCTCAGGAGTGATGGATAAATAGTCTCCAGCATTTAGAACAAGATAGGCTTGGTCCAACTTTAAGAAGTTGTAAGCAGATATTGTGTACCCACCAACTATAGCGTAGTTGATTCCAGTAGAAGTGTCATGCCAATCTATCTGTACTGTCTTATTACCACTTGTCTTGTTACAAACAAATAGCAACTCCACCTTAGAAGTGAAGTTGTTAGGACAAGTATAAATAGTGTTGGCACTACCTGCTGTCAGGTTTGTACCAACACTTCTAAATCTAGAAGCTCTTGTGTTGTCTATCATTTCTTCTTAGGCTTCACTTTAGCTTCAGACAATGCAATGGCAATGGCTTGCTTGGGGTTTTTAACAACAGGACCACCTTTGCCACTGTGCAAGCTCTTGTCTTTAAACTCACCCATCACCTTAGCAACTTTAGCTGTTTGTTTCTTAGTAGCCATCAGCACTTACCCTTCTTAGCCATGCCACCTTTGTTCATGGCTGTCTTACCCTTAGGCTTACCAACACCAATCATGATGGCAACAACAGGCTTACCGCCCTTACCTTCTTTAGCCATACAAGTACCAGCAGCTTTACACTTGGCTGGTGAGGGACATCCCTCACAAGGCTTAAATGCTTTCTTAGTAGCCATCATTTACCTTTCTTAGCTGTAGCAGCTTTCTTAACAGCGCCACCCTTAGCCATAGCTTTGACAGGAGGCTTCATAGCATAACCACCACCCATCATCTTCTTCTTTGCATTAGTGGCTGTACGACTACCTCTTACAGGCATACCACCATACATCATCTTCTTCTCAGGAGTGGCAGGAGCTTTCTTTGTATTTTCAAAAGCCTTACGCTCCAGCTCATTGGCTCTGTCCAAATAGGTGTTACGCACCTCTTGAGGAATGGAAGCGTCCTTAGCCTTCTCACGGTACATCTTAACTTTTTCTGCATCGGTAGCCATAGTTTCTCCTTTTAGTTACCACTTAATTTTGTCCGACCAGAAGGCCGCAGACATCTTACCCTTACTAATATTCTCAGCATGTCGAGCTTTGAAGCTCTTCTGTCTAGCTTTCTCTTTCGGTGTATCTGGACTAGAGCCAGCACCACTAACACCTTGCTGTCCAAACCTAATTAGCTTAACTGAGTCACCCTCTTTGGCTAACACAGCATGACTCTTCGTAGGATGTTTCGGTGTAGCCTTAGGCTTGTTATACCCGCTAAACTCTTCACTGCCTCTTTTAATCATCTGAATTTGCTCACTTTCTTAGCAATGGCTTTAGGCTGTTTAACAAACTGTTTGCCTTCTGCTGTACCTTTTCTCTTGGCTTTGGTGGTGGCAGCATACTCAGCAGAGCTTAAAGACTTAATAGCAGCCTCAGGCAAGTATCTCTCTCCTGTTTTAGAAGAAGGTTTACCAGACTTAGTTGTCCACTTCTGCTCTGTCCAATCCTTTAAAGACTTCTGTGAGGCTTTCATTTATAACCACCTCCAGCAGCCTTATACTTCTTAGCTACAAGCTGTGCTTTCCTAGCAGACCATTCACCAGCATCACCACCTTTAGTGCCAGCTTTAACACTAGCCACTAACGCCTTACGCATTGTAGGCTTGGTGTAATTATTCGCAGCATTAACAGTGCTTTTCTTTGTTGCCATGTTGTTTCTTCCTTGGTAGGTGTCTATGCTCTTTCCATCCTTCAGCTCTCATAGCTTCTTCAACCTTGTCTAATGGAAATACATATCCTGTATATTTTTCCAAGGATGCTCTGACGTAATAGACATCACTGTGAAACAAATGCATCTTGTCTACATATCCCCTGTGTAACGCTAATGAAGCCTGTGTAAATACACTGTAGGGATATGTGTTTGTTAAACCTCTGTCTTCTAGCTCTTGTCTGGTGTATAAGTTCATAATGCTTTATGCTAACACACATAGCCTAGCTAAGGTGGTATGGTAGCGTTTATAGCTACACATAACAACCTATCCCAATGTATGTCTATAGTGTTGACGGTAGAGATTCTGTGAAGAAACAACTACCATTACTTGTAAGAACTCTGTACATATCACATAGTGAAATACAGCTACCTACCACTAATATCTAGAACATACACCTAGAAAGCCCATAAGGGATGTGTTCATCTATGGCTGTTGTTAGCCCACCCTTTTAGCAACAGCTTTTAACAAGTACCCACATCAAGTCTAGTCTGGTCAGTGTAAGGTGTTACCACTGCCAGTATTCAGAGCAAGAACAACACAGTGGCCCCTATGTCGTTCTCTCCGAGTCTTTTCTCTTCAGCAGCCGATTGCAAGCTCTTTTCTTTACCCGTAGCCGGAAGGTAGCCTATACTTTTTCTTCGTATCGCCTGTATGTCAAATACATACATGGTGCAGGTACGGGTAGTTTTACACACATTAAAAACAATGTCAAGCTTTTCTTTTGGAAAGAATGAAATATGTTGTACCTCCCTAGCCTCTGGTCCATGTGGGGGTATAGGGAAACGATAAGCTTAAGTGTCCGACAATAGGCGATATGCTGCTACCTATAGGTTGCTGTTTAAGTATCTAATCAGAACTTTTAAGTATCAAGTGCATGAAACTTTAATGAAGATTGTTAACATCTATGTAGCTGCCTAGCGCTAGGGTGTACACATCTATTTTTGTTCAATATACTGCACATAAAACAGTCGAGATTGTGCAGCATTGTGCATGTTGATCTGTCCCTAATTATTTCTATGGCGGTGTGGGCGCTGCTGTAAACCAGCCTTGGTTAACAAGTCTATTTTTCCTGATTTTTGTACGAGGCCATATACATATAGCGCCCTACCCCCCTGTGCCCCCGCCACCCCAGCGTTGCGCCAGCGTTGCGCCAGTGCAATGCGTTGCAATGCGTTGCAGATCTTAGGTGAATCAAAGACATAGAATGCATTCAACTCAAGAATAAAGAATCTTCAATGAATTCAATGACTTAGAAGATCTCTGAATACTGATTCAAAATCGGTTTTCAATGTCAAAAAACGGAAAATAGTTGCCTATTTTTTAAGCAAAGTCCGGTGAATGGAAGGTGGTATATCTATAACTAAAAGTTATACTACCCCATCTACACCATCCTTCATTGCCTAAAATTTAAGCAAAACAAAGCATACCCCATCCTAAGTTATCCACAGCAACCAACCCAGTTATCAACAACCCAATGACATGGCTCAACAATAACCTGTTGATAACCCTCTCTTAACTTCCTATATTTATAATCGCATTTTTATGACAACTATGTTGGCATTAAAAAATGCTTAAATATAGGAAGATCTGCGTACATACGCCCAATCCCATGTCTTTCATTTAACAAAGAAACTATCCTTTTCACTTTAGTGAGAAAAGGAAATAGTTTCTTTTCTTAGTTAAATGAAAGACATGAAGGAACAAAAATGACAGCAATCGACATTCTCAGTCTCACCACAATAGTGCTAAGCACTACAGCATTAGTCCTCCTTTGGGAGGATGAAATCAAACTGGCTTTGTGTAAAGCTTTTGGTTACAAAGTAACTGGTGTTGGTTTCAAGAAATCTCACTACACTCTCAGCAAAGCTGAAGCATTACAGTGGATGGGTTGTTATGATGAAGCACTGTTGTTCAAGGGTAAAACCCTTGTTGGTAGCAGAAAAGCCCTGTGATTGACATGGTCTTTATTGATCGCTACAATTGAAACCTCAACGGCAATGTTGCCACAACCTTCCTAAAGGAAACACAATGTTCAAGTCTAAAGCTTTGCTTTCAGTGTCGTCAGATGCCAAAACTGTCAAGGGAGAAGCCGTAGGCTTTTTGACTGGCATTCTCTATCTAGCTCCGGCAACAACAACCAAGTGGAACACTTGTTCAATGGCTAAGGTTGCTGAATGTGACAAGGCTTGCTTGTATTCAGCAGGTCGTGGAGCTTTCAGCTCTGTTCAGCAAGCTAGGGTCAACAAAACCATTTGGTTTTTTGAAGAGCGAGACAGCTTCATGCTTCAGCTTGCTGAAGATATTAGCAAGTTGATTCGTAAAGCTTATAAGCAAGGCTTACAGCCTTTGGTTAGACTGAATGGTACATCTGACATTCGATGGGAATCCATCGAAGTAGCAAACACAGGTAAGAACATCTTTGAGATGTTCCCTGATGTTCAATTTTATGACTATACCAAAGATGTAAATCGTAAAGATTTACCTGCCAATTATGACCTTACCTTTTCCTATTCCGGTGTTGAAGGCTTTCAGCCTTTTGTTCAAAAAGCTTTGCTTAACAACATGAGAATGGCTGTTGTGTTCCGTAAGGAACAAGACATTCCCCAAAGCTTCATGGGAATTCCTGTTGTCTCTGGAGACAACTCAGATGTTCGACACCTTGATGACAAAGTCATTGTCGGACTGTATGCCAAAGGTAAAGCGAAGCTTGATACCACTGGTTTTGTGGTGTAAGCAAAGCTTACGATAGCCTTGCCTAAAGCCTTAGGGCTTTGGAGAATGTTATCTAGCGTTCTATCTAGGGATTTGTCCCGCTGTGAAGCGAAGCTTATTCCGTCTTGCTCTTTAAAAATTGAGACTAGTGTCGGTGAGGGTGCTTGCTGTTAGCAAGGTAAGCACCACTGCTATGGACTAGCCTAGTCTATGCAAGGTGAATGCATAGGACATGCTTACATATCATGTTGATAATATGTGTGAGAGACAATTTCCATTGTGGCACTGGGGTCGGTGCTAGACAGTGGGTTTCTGCGAATGTCTTGTTAAGGACATTCACAGAAGCAAAGTCGCTTCTCTTTTCCTAAAGGAAACATCATGGTATTAACAACACCGCAACAAATCGAAGCTTTCCGTCTCCGTTCCTTAAGACAAGGTCTTAAACTGGAGATGAAAGGTATGCGTCTGACTTCCAAGGGTAAGACTTGCTATGCAATTCTTAAGGGTATGGGTTACAAAGGTACGAAGCAACAGGTGTTTGATGCTGTCACTATCGACAGTGAAAATGCACTGGCTGAAGCAATCAATTCCTGAAAGGAAACAACATGTCAGTAGATAAACAAATCCAAATGTATGGCTGTGACTTTGATGCTTTCAAGGAAAGCGTTAAAGACTCGATCACTTACAAGTTGTCAGGTGGTGTGATGGTGCTTGCAGGACTGTTGTCCGATGCTCAAGAGCTAATGGCACTGGGTGACACCGAGACAGCTAGGCAATATCTCAACAGGGCTAAAGCCCTAATGTTTGAGATGAGGTACACAGGGAATCTGACATTCCTTCCAAAGGAAGGTGAATGACATGGAATATGTAATAGGTGTGCTCTGCTTTGCAGCATTTGTTGCTGTGAAATTTTGGTTATTAACAATCTTTTCCTGAAAGGAAACACAATGAGGTGCTTTGTCTACTTTAATTTACATAGGAAATGCTTCAGCATTAAAGCCTTGGAAGGTGCTAACAAGGGCAGAGTGATTGCCCATCGTGACACTGTGTTGCTTGAGGGGTGCAAGTTCAAGGTGTCCGAGGCAGGACGACAGCGAGTGCTTCGAGAGAAGCGTAAGAATGTCCATGCCGGAGTCACTGGCACTTGGATTAATGGCGACAGAGTTGAGAGCCACTATGAATTCCTTAGCATGGTAGGCAGACAAGTTACTTATAACCCTTATAAGTATGACAGCTTCGTCATCAAAGCCACTGAGCAATCAGTGGATAAGGCGGATGTTGTTGGTATGAAAGTGTTCGCTGATGCCGAAGGCATTAAGCGTGGTGTTATTTATAAAAAGGATTGGTATGTTGAAAACAATGACTGCAAAGTTTAAAGGTGTCTGTTGCAAGACAGGGGCAATCATTAATGTCGGTGACATTATTGTGTATGACAGTGTGACTCGTAAGGCTTGGCTGACAGTTGACATAGACAGGATGGTGGTGCATGTTTGCTGTAGGTGACATGAAGATTCCTCTGATAAATGAGGTAGGCTTGTCTCGTAACAACTATGACATTGGTATTGCTGTGGCACTCGGTGACATAGACTTTAGATTGACAGAGGATGAAATCCTCGACTTCTATTATTCAACAATTAACTTTCCGAGGAACGATTATGGGACTTGATATGTATGCATTTGCTGTCAATGCTGACAGCGTTGGTGAGTATGTCACTGATGTGGCACTGGGTGATGGTGCTGAGCAGATCAGCTACTGGCGTAAGTTCAATGCTTTGCATGGTTGGATGGAGGATTTGTACCGCCTTAAGGGTGGCACAAGACACGACTTCAACTGCACCACTGTTCGTCTTGATCTAAAAGATCTAGACAGACTGGAGATGGATGTTGGGGCTAACAAACTAGTGCCACGCAATGGCTTCTTCTTTGGTGACACATCCACCATATACCCCGAAGACCTAGAGAGTGTGGCTGACTTCGTCAAGCTATCAAGGCAATCCATTGCCGCTGGCAAGGCTGTGTTCTACGACTCATGGTGGTGATATGAGATACAGATACAAATACATTGTGTGCTATCCCAATAGCACTAGCCCTGTTGCTTCTTTCAAGACATTGAAAGCAGCGAGAGCACACTCAGACAAGATCGTTGATGACCAATTGTTTGAGCATCAGTTCTTTGGTAACAAAGTTTACCTACCCTTCATTAAGCGAGAACAACTCCTGAAAGGAAACAAACATGATAACGCTACGATGGTCTAACCCAAGGGGCAAAGGCATAGTAACTATCAGAGATAGTTTTAAGTGTGAGGATAGGCTAACTCAGCTTGATGCACTGGGTGATTGGATTGCTCTTCTAAAGGAAGAGTATGAGAGGTTGGCAAGCGAAGGCATTTACAGTAAACAATATCCTGAAAGGAAATAAATATGAACAAGATCAGAATGAGAACAGACCTAGCAGAGGAAGGCATGTTAATCCCTGCAGGTAAGAGCTTCGAAGACTATGACACTTTGGTAGATAAACTTTATCTATCTGCTGATGACCTAGAGGATGCGGTGCAGGGCAATGACCCTGCTGACGGTGACGATCATCCGTTCTGTTATGTGAAGCTTCGTAACGGTGAGTGCTATTACATGATTAGTGTTGACCTAGACTTCCCTGTGAAGATGAAGGTGAGTGAGAGGTTTGCTCTCAACCAATGGTTGTCTGACTATCCTGACACCATGTCCTATGCCTCTGTGTTGCAGGTGATTGGGCTAGACACCTTCACCTCTGGTGACAATGGCATTGTGCCTTGGGAGCTGATTGAATACCATCCTAATGAGGACATCATTGACCTCATTGAACACACTCGCAAACAATTCGAGAGCAGTGCTGATGACCTAGTGTATGGTGTTGCTTTACATGATGTTATGGAAGGAGCATGTGATGACTACGAGTAAGCAAGAAACCACAGCCAAATTCTTTGGTGAGTTGTATGTCATCACCTTCCCTAATTGGTCACGTTATAGAGACATGAAGGACATAGCTAACAACTTCTACAGCCCTAAGTCAAAGCCTTGGTATGCCTTCCTTAAAGGAATGGAATATCAAGCAGACAAAAACAAAATGAAAGAGCTAGCAGATGACAGATAAGAAAACATTCACCATCACTGTATACACCGATGCAGGACATGGATGGGGCAAGGTGAAGCGTAAGGTGTTAGAGAACTTGGGCATTGCCCCTGATGTAAGCAGCTATAGCTACCAATACAAAGACAATGTGTACCTTGAGGAAGACTGTGACTTGTCGTTGTTGTTACAACGCTTACACTCTGACAATGTATCCATCAAGTGGGTCACTAAACACACCGATGGTGACAGCAAAATCAGATCTTATGAAAGGTATACATATGTACAAGATACAAACACGGCTTCGTGACAAGTGGCATTGCCTAGAGTTTGATGTGACAGACAGTGGGTACAAGCCAAGGCGATACCACACATTGAACGATGCATCACTGGCACTGGAACGATACCTAGATGGGTTGTTCTTTGCCAACAGAGAACAGGTAGACTTCGGTAACTTTCGTATTGTTAAGGAATGAAATGAATACAAAGATGTTAAAACATGTACGACAATTGTTCAACACACAAGGTGTTGACAAGCGTATCAACAGACACAACCAACGACAGTGGGTGAAAAGCATTAGGCACTTGGGTGACAAGTGGTTGTTAGCTAAACATGTACAACGAAAGGACTCAGCCAATGCTTAAACAAACACCGCCACCACCACCAGTGTGGCCTTTCCCTGCCCATCCCCTTCCTGCTAGCATACCACCTGAGCCTAGACATGAGCGATAAAACTCTGTACACTTGGTTCATTGTGTGTTCCCTTGTGGCACTGGTGTCTTTATGGATATGAGCTTCACCTTAGGGTTTGTTCATGGTCTACGCAGTTTGCCTTTGTCTAAAGAGTGGATGAACAAAGACTATGTCTTAGGCTATGCCGAAGGACAGAAAACAAAACGATTGTTTATTGAACAAGAAAAGGAAAGGCTTTATCCCTATGTTAAGTGAAGTGGATATTCGAGACTTCGACAAACAACCAGTGACACCACTGTATTCCGTCAAGCCTAAGAGCTATATACAGATGCCTAACACTGGCGTTGTCTTCTACTTCGATCACATCGATGGCATGTATAGCTACTGCCTAGATATGTTCGGAGATCCTATTCATCTAGTCGCTTGGATAGATGTGATACCTCTGGTTAAAAAGACCGACTAATCTGTGGTATAACTACAGACATAGCGTTAGTTGCTGATACCCTCTAACGCTACAGTGAAGCCTAGTTAGGTTACCTATGCAGCAATGCGCCATCTTAGTATCAGTAAGATGGGGGTGGCCTATCTAGGCTTCTTTGTTTGTAGGAATCACCATGCTACCCGAACAACAGAATGCCTATTATGAAGCCTTCAAAAAGGCTGTAAATGAACATGCAAGGGCTTATTATCAAGCCAACAAAGATGTCCTGCAGAAACAACGGAGAGCTTATGTCAAGGCTAATCCTCATATTATGTATACCTCAGTAGCAAAACGAAGGGCAAAAAAACTGCAAGCCACACCAGCGTGGGCTGATAAAGAACAAATAGACAGCATTTATTATTTGGCTTCAATTAATAGAAAGGCAGGATACGATGTGCAAGTTGATCACATAGTCCCTCTTCGAAGCAAGTTGGTGTGTGGGTTACACTGCGAATCCAATCTACAATTGTTGCAAGGTAGCGACAACATGACCAAAGGAAATAGGCACTGGCCTAACCAATGGTAACATTGTTAGTTCTAAAGACTGACTAATCTGTAAGGGTATTTGTTAACGCTGTTGACACTGCCCTTAATTTTGTTTTAAAATTTGTTCGTCAGTTGCTGACACTCATCAACCTTCCTAAGGAAAACATCATGGCTAAACACCTCATCTTCTCTCGCAATGCTAACAACTCTGCTCTCTCTGCAGAGCGTATTCAACAGCTTGCCCCTGCCGCTTTCAGCACAACCAAGGCTGAGAAACTTACAGATCGTTATGTGTCGTTGAACACCAGCGAAATCATCCCAGTGATGCAAGACTATGGATATGCACCAGTGCAAGCAGCACAGAAGCGTAGCCGTAGCCTCAACCCTGCTCACTCAGCCCACATGTTAGCCTTCGCTAAGACATGGGACATTGACTTTGGCACTGGTGACCTTCGTCCTGAAATTATTTTGTACAACTCTCACGATGGCTCAGGCTCTGTGAAGTTGTTTGCAGGTTGCTTCCGCTTCATCTGCTCCAATGGCATCATTGCAGGTGATGGCTTCCAGTCTCGCATCTATCACAGCAAGGCATTGAATGGCTTTGAAGAGATGCTCCGCAACACTGTGGCTACATTGCCCACCATGATGGAGCGTCTTGAGAAGTTGCGTGGTGTCACTCTTGACCCACACCAGTCTGTGTTGATGGCTAAGCGTGGTGTTGAGACACGATGGGACATGCTCGAAGAGCAGACCACTGGTGTGTATGCCACTCCTCAAACCATTGCTGATGTGTTGCACATCTCTCGCTATGAAGACAACTACATGGATGCCTTCACTGTGTTCAACCGCATTCAGGAAGGTGTTGTTCGTGGCAATGCATTTGTTAAGAGCTTGTCTGAGAAGCACCCCAATGGTGTGACCCGTAAGGCTCGCCCTGTTAACAGTGTGAAAGAAAACATCCGCATCAACTCAGAGTTGTGGAACATTGCCGAAGACATTGCCTTCGCTTAAAGATAACGGGGGAAAGCGGATGCTTGTGGAAGATGCTCAGCCAAGTGATTTAGTTCATGAGGTGCAGTACCACAAGACGCAGCGAGTACCCCACCTATACAAGGAAATACATGCATCAAGATAAAGCAATTGGTATGTTCATGGGTCTGTTCATTGGAGATGCACTGGGTGCGCCATTGGAATTCATCAGACCACATGAGATGTCTAAGACATTGACAGAGATGGAGGGTGGTGGTGTGCATAACACTGCCGAGGGTGAATGGACAGACGATGGTGCTATGGCTGTGGCTATTGCCGATGCTTACATCAGTAACCAATACTTCAACCCTGAAACCATTGCCTTCAACTTCAAGATGTGGAAGAAGACAGGTCACTTTGGCACTAGAGATTATGTCTTTGACATAGGCCGTACATGTAGCGAGGCCATCGATAGAATGGCAGTGACACACCCATACGCAGGGAGCTGTAGTTTCAATGCCAGTGGTAATGGTTCTATCATGCGAGTAGCTCCCATTGTGCTTGCCAACCACAACAATTTGTCTAATGCTGTGGCACAGGCTGTGGCTGTGTCATTGATGACACACGGCAACATAGACACCATCAACTACATATCAGGGTTTGTCACTGAGCTTATGTCAGGGAAGAAGGAGGACAGCTTCAACTACCTCCGCTACTATCGTGACCCTAACAGTGGTGGCACTATCATGCATGCCTACATCACAGCATGGGAATGTGTAGAAGAAACCTCAAGCTTTGAGAAAGCTTTAGTGATGGCAGTGAACAAAGGCTATGACGCTGACACTGTCGGTGCAGTGACAGGTATGTTGGCAGGGCGTAAGTATGGCTTGAAAGGTATACCCACTAGATGGCTTGAGAAGCTAGTGAAGAAGGATGAGTTGATTGATATGGCTGAAAAACTTTATGCACTGGGAGGTGATGATGAGTAAAAATGAACTAGCATTTCCACAAGTTAATCCAATTGAAAATGAATTCCATGAAAAGTTTGGAAAAGATAGAGGCATGACCTTGCGTGACTACTTCGCAGCTAAGGTTATGGAAGCCATGCATGGCCCTGCGTGGGTCTTAAAGCAAGAAGAGATCCCTGCAAGGGCATACAAGATGGCTGACCTAATGATGGAGGCGAGAAAGCAATGACCATCCCTACATTCAGTGCTTATGAACATAAGATTGTGTACGAAAACCCTAAGTGCATTACTGATGGCATCTTGCTGTACAAAGAAGCCACCATTGAGATTGATACAAAGCATATCACGAATCAGTTTCTACAAAGGTTGATGTATCACATGGGAGAAGGTCACATCCAAGTGAAAGTTTCAAGGATGAAGGAGAACACATGACACCACATTACACACCAGAGTATGTGATTGGCTTAGTGGCTTGCATGCTTGTTGGTGTTGCTGCCTACCAAGTAGGCTACATGCAAGCACAAGAAACCTATCAAACAACTACCAAGTTTGTATGCCATGAGGAAGTTGTGTACAAATGGACTGGTGGTTATTGGTACAAACTGGGAGAGTCTTGTAAGACTGAGGCACAGATGAAAGGAATGATATGACTAAAGAAGAAGAGATGTTACTAAGACAGTTAGCTGCAGGTCAATGCACGATACAGAAGGTGGGACATGCACTAGGCCCACTGTCTCTGTGGTCTGACAAGGCGCTAAAGGCAGAGATACATGAGGCAGTGGAAGCAGAGCGTGAGGCTTGTGCTTTGCTCTGTGAAGAACTTAAATATGATGGCTATGAAATGGTGAAAGATAATCCTGTATTGGCTAGAAAAATTAGAGCAAGGGGAAACACATGACAACAATTTATATTGTTCGTAAACATAAGATTACCCGACATAAATATTTTACAGACGGGCTGTCTTATTACAATGCGTTTGAAATCTATGGAGCTTATGCCAATAGAAAAGAAGCTAAGGCTGAAGCTGAAAAGAAGAATGCAAAGTCTAGGGACTTTCTTTATCTTGTAGGAAAGGTTGAAGTTAAATGACAACAAAGCTACACAAAGAAACTGTTAGTGCCATTGAGAAGTGGTGTGCAAAAAAGAAGTGGAAGCTGTTAAGAAAGCCAAGCCATGTAACTCCTCAAGCATATGTCGTTGGACATGCTGCATCGAAGTGTCTTATCGTTGCTCGCTGTTGGGCTAACAGCGAACCACAGACAATGGAATGGGATAAGAAATATCCACTAAAAATTGTGAATGAGTTTGATGAGACATTGAAGGCAGGTGATTGGTGTGCAACTGCTTATGTTTGTACACAAGGTTGGCAACAAACTGTGGCTATCCCTTTGCCTACTAAAGTAAAGGAAAACAAATGACACTACCTCGCTATGTAACACTAGCCAAAGCTGCCGAAGGCATAACCAAGTATCGCTACAACCCACCACAGGATGCAGTGGATGCAGGGGTGGTGGCTAGGCGTGTATTAGGCACTGACAAATCTAAAGTGTTTGCTTTAGCTGAAGAGCTGAATGCACAGCTAGACAACTGGCGTAAAGAACTTAGATATCTTAAAGATATATCAGAGGATACGAAGGTGATTGATCTTATCAAGGCGTATAAGAACAACATCACTTATACAAAGCTCAGTGTTAAGGCACAGCGTGACTACCTCTATTACTTACAAGGGTGGCAAGACAGCAAAGCCAATGGCATTCCATTGTATCAATGCAAGCTTGGTAGCTTAGTTACCCCGCATTGTCAGAAGATATATGAACAACATGCTGAGCATAGTGTTAGCCTAGCTAACCACACCTTAGCTGTCTACAGGTTGCTATTTAATTTCGCTATTCGTCATGGCTACATCACACACAATCCATTCAGCAAGGTGCTGAGAAGATCAGACAAACCTCGCAGAGTGGTGTGGACAAGGGAAGATGTTAGAGCATTCATGAACACAGCTTACAGTACATTCAAGTGGCGTAATGTAGGACTCATTGTGCAGATGGGATATGAATATGGGCAGCGTATGGGTGACATGCGTAAGCTACGATGGGAGTGTGTAGACCTAGAGAAGGGTGTATTGCACTTGGAACAAAGCAAGCGTAGGTCTAGGGTGACTATACCTACAAGTGCAGGGCTGTTAGCTATGCTGAAGCAACAACATGCTGAGTTTGGGTGGCAGCAATACATTGCACCATCTAACAATCCCGATAGGAAGGGTGGCTTGTTGCCTTACAGCTTGTTCAATCTGTCTAGAGTGGCTAAGCAAATCATGACTGAGGCAAATCTTCCTAGCAACTTGGTGCTACAGGACTTGCGAAGGACAGCAATAACTGAGATGGTGGAAGCTGCCATTCCAATTACAAACATCATGGCAATATCTGGGCATGCCACACCGCAGAGCCTAACGCCATACATCAAGAACACTTTGCGTAGTGCAACAGTGGCACAGGAGATGAGAGGACTGGTGTGATATACAAGTGTTCTAAATGTAAGCAGGTGTATGAGAGGGACAGTGACAAGGCTTGGATAAAAAGCTATTGCACTAAGACAGATCAGTATGCTAGATTGATAAAGGAGAAAAGAGTTATGACATTAAATCAAATGGAACAAGAGGCAGTTGTTGTTGAACAACTTGAATGGCTTCTGCAGTATGAGCTTAAGCATGCTGCTGAAGATCAAGACTGGGAACTTATCAATGCATTAACAAGAGTGTTGAAAGAATTCCAACCTATAAACTTTGTGGAGGAAAAGTCATGAGTGCTTGGCTAATTGCAATTGTTGGTGTTGTCTATGCAGTGGTGGCAGTGGAACTGCTGCTCAAGGGTAACACTGGGCTAGGCATAGCCTTTATTGGTTATGCACTGGGCAATGTGGGTTTGTATATGGAGGCATCGAAATGACACAAGATGAAATCATTGAGATGTCTAGACAAGTTGGTTATAGCGGACCAAGTGTTGCTATTTTTACAATAAAAGACCTTCAAGAATTTGCCAAGCTAGTAACACAGCATGAACGTGAGGCGTGTGCAAAGGTATGTGATGACCTTTGGGAAGATGATGGCACTGCCTATGACTGTGCTGAAGCCATCAGAACATTGGGGCAAGCATGACTAAAGACGAAGCATTGCAAATGTGCCTTGAATACATTGAGACAGACGCACATGAACGCAAATATGTCCGTCATGCCATTAAAGCCGCACTAGAAGCGAAGGATGAGCCTGTGGCGTATGTGAAAACCGTAGTTGAAGCCTTGTACGAAAACAGTGACCCTGTTTCGGTTGAAGCCGCTGAGTTACTTGAGCGAATCACCACCCCACCACAGCGCACATGGGTGGCTCTGACGGATGAGGAAGCGCAGCAAACGTTTGCAAAGCACAACTGCACCATCTCTACACACCTTGCAGGAATATTAGCTCGAGCCATAGAAGCCAAACTCAAGGAGAAGAACACATGACTGAATGGACTAAAGAAGAAGACGATGAGTTTGCTCGCATTGAGCGAGAGAATGCTACGAAGGGACAGCCTTACCACTTTGATATTTTTGTGTCCCCATCACAGCGAAACCAAGTATTAGAGGAGGCTGCGAAGATGTGTGAAAGCCATTGGGAAAAAGATGGTGCGGCTTTATGGTGTGCTAAAGCAATCCGAGGGATGAAGAAATGAAAGCACATGAACTTGAAAACCTCATCATGGCAGCATGGATAACTAAAGAGGACATCGACTCCATCCTGTGGGTGTTGATGGATAGAGAGAAGACACCAACAGAGGATGAGCTAGCCAACTTATTAATTGGACTGCACACCCTTCACGATGCTAGAATGGCTAAGCTGTTTAACGCATACGAGCAAGTATTAAAGACCAACAAAATAACTTACAAGGGCTATGACATTTCTAAAAACCCATCTACCTTGTGAGACATGCGGTAGTAGTGATGGCTTGTCCATCAATGAAGACATGTCCACCAAATGTTTTGTATGTAATACATACATCCCTTCCACCAACAATGAAAGACTTGAAGTGATTGATGTAGATAGTGAAACTAAAGACACAAGTGTTTTTCTAAAAGAATATAACGAAGGGCATAGTGTTAGTGTGTCCGACAGACGCATTAACAAAACCACAATGGAACGCTATGGTGTGGTTAGAAGCAATGGCTACTACTTCTTCCCCTACTACGACAGCAACTCACAACTGGTGGCGGCTAAGCGTAGGGAAGTGAAGGATAAGAAATTCACAACAGTGGGTGGATGGAGCAAGGGTACATTGTTTGGACAGAACCTATACCCGTCCAATGGCAAGTACTTAACAATCACTGAAGGTGAGTTTGATGCACTGGCTGCATACCAATTGACAGGTAGCAAATACCCTGTGGTGTCTATTCGCACAGGTGCAGGTAGTGCATTGAAGGATGCTAAAGCAAACTACGAATACATCAATAGCTTTGAAAACATTGTGCTGTGCTTTGATGGTGATGAGGCAGGACAGAAGGCAGCAAAGGAAGTTGCTGAATTGTTTGGTAGCAAGTGCAAAATATTTAAACCAGACCCTGCATACAAGGATGCATGCGAGTGGCTAGCAGATAACAAAGAAGCGGCATTCGTAGCCCGTTGGTGGGCAGCAGAGCCATTCGTTCCTGATGGAATTGTTAGTGGCACTGGGCTGTGGGAGCTAGTGTCTACACCAATGGAAGCAGCAGATTGTTTCTATCCTTGGAAGGGACTTAACGACATCACCTATGGCATCAGAGCAGGTGAGCTTGTTACATTCACAGCAGGCAGTGGCTTAGGTAAGAGTCAAACTCTTAGAGAAATTGTTTGGCACTTGTTACAGAATAGCAGTGACAACATTGGCTTGATGTTTCTTGAAGAGAGTGTGAGAAAGACTGGCTTGTCAATGATGAGCTTAGCTGCTGACACACCACTACATCTACCAACATCTGAAGTGTCAGAAGCTGTACGCAAGGATGCCTTTGATAAAACACTAGGCACTGGTAGGCTGTACTTCTTTGATCACTTCGGCAGTACAGCCATTGAGAACATTGTCAATCGTGTGAAGTATATGGCTAAGGGACTGGGATGTAAGTATGTATTTCTAGATCACCTATCAATAATTGTCTCCAGTCAGGACAATGGC